AAAGTTGGAGTGGTTTTACTTGTTTCCATTTGACAAAAAGAACAATACTTCTTATGACATGATTTACCTACAAAAAATATTAAAATTTCGGGTCGGAGTTGATGGATTATCATTATACCAGACAATAAAAACTCCATTAGCAATAATTTATCCGAATAATATTAAAAATTGAATAATTAAAAAAGAGACTTATTAAATGAGCTACCAAGCATATACAACATACAACACAAAAGTTACACCACAAACAGAACCGATTCCAGGTTCTAACCAAGTTCCAAATTCCGCAGGTGGACATTCTTTTGAAGTTGATATATGGACTCGTTTAAATAGATTTCTTATTTTAGGAACTGAAGGTGGAACATATTATATCCGCCAACAAGAATTAACTAAAAAGAACGCCAAGTCAATAAGAAAATGTATTCTGGAAGATGGAAAACGAGTAGTAGATACCGTTCTTGATATTTCAGATTCAGGTCGTGCAGTTAAAAACGACCCAGCACTATTTGTTCTTGCAATGTGTGCAGGACTTGGTGATGATTTTACTCGTAAATACGCTTTAACCAATCTACCAAAAATAGCAAGAATTGGAACTCATTTGTTTCATTTCGCTGGTTATGTAGAACAGTTTAGAGGTTGGGGACGTGGACTACGAAAAGCTATCGCAAATTGGTATCTGTTAAAAGAAACTGATAAATTAGCATATCAATCTGTAAAGTATCAACAGAGAGATGGATGGTCACATAAAGACCTATTAAGATTATCTCATCCAGTTACAAAGGATGCCGACAAAGATTTACTATTTGGGTGGATTACCAAAGGATTTGATATATCCAAAGAAGATGAATATAAGGATTCACTCAGTATAATTTGGGCCTTCGAGAAGGTCAAGTCAGTTCAAACAGATGTGGAAGCTGCTAAACTCGTGGAAGAATATAAACTCCCACTTGAAGCAGTTCCTTCTACCCTAAAGACACCTAAAGTTCTGGAAACAGCATTACCACATTTGGGATTGACAGCTATTATCAGGAACTTAGGTAATTATACCAAACACGGAATTCTCGCCCCCCAAAGTGACGCACTTAAACTCGTTACTTCGAGAATAACCGATAAAGGGAAACTGCAGAAGGCCCGCATTCATCCATTGTCTGTATTACAGGCGATGCAAACTTACAAAAGTGGTAAAGGACTTAAAGGTTCTGGTGTGTGGGATGTAAACCCACAAATAGTAGATGCTCTTGACGACGCATTCTACTTGTCTTTCGACAACATAATTCCAACAAACAAACGAGTGATGTTAGCACTTGATGTATCTTCGTCCATGACTTGGGAAGGTTGTGGTGGAATGCCATCAGTAACACCACGAGTTGGTTCAGCCGCAATGGCAATGGTTACGATGAGAACTGAAAGTGATTATCTTGTAACAGGTTTTACACATGGTTTAGAGGTTCTTGATCTCTCACCGAAAATGAGATTAGATGATGTATGTAATAGAGTAGATAATCTTAATTTTGGAGCAACTGATTGTGCATTACCAATGTTATACGCACTTGAGAACAATCTCAAGTTTGACGCTTTCGTAGTTTATACGGATAGTGAAACTTGGGCAGGTAGATCACACCCAGTAGAAGCACTTCGTGATTACAGAAAGAAAACGGGAATCCCAGCAAAACTGATTGTGGTAGGGATGGAAGCAAATGATTTTACAATAGCAGACCCAGATGACGCGGGTATGTTAGATGTAGTAGGTTTTGATACGGCAGCACCATCGGTGATGTCTGATTTTATCAGAGAAGATTTACAGTAACAAGTAAAAAAGGAAAAACAATGAACACAGGAACAGTAAAGTGGTTCGACGCTAAAAAAGGATATGGTTTTATATCAGATAATGCGTCGGAAGATACTAAAGATTACTTTGTACATTTTTCCGAAATTCAAACAGACGGCTTTAAGACTTTAGAAGAAGGTCAAAAAGTTGAGTTTGAAATCGGTGAAGGTGACAAAGGTGCTGTTGCGAAGAATGTTAAATCAGCAACAGAATAAATCAGATTTAGCGTAAAAAGTTGGGTTGTTTTTATAACAACCCAATATTTATATTTGTCAAGGGTTATACCAATGACAATTAAATAATAATAAATAAAAATAACAATAAGGAGATAACAAATGGATATTAACGCAGTGAAAAAGCGATTGGCTCAGTTACAAACATCGACTACTCGTTCCACAAATCTGTGGAAACCACAGCCGGGAAGAACTCAAATTCGTATTCTTCCATATAAACTAAATACAGATACTCCGTTTATTGAATTATTCTTTCATTATGATTTAGGAGGCAAATCATTTTTGTCCCCAACATCATTTGGTCGTCCAGACCCGATTGAAGAATTCGCAGATAAACTGAAACAATCTGGCAATCGTGAAGATTGGCGACTTGGAAAGAAATTGGAAGCAAAACTTAGAACTTTTGCACCAGTTGTAGTTCGTGGTGAAGAATCAGGTGGAACAAAGTTTTGGGGTTTTGGTAAAACTGTATATCAGGAACTATTATCAATAATAGCAGACCCTGATTATGGTGATATTAGTGATCCTATAAATGGTCGTGATGTTGTAGTTGAGTTTAAAACTGCAGAAGAAACAGGAGCATCGTTTCCTAAAACTTCTATTCGTGTTAAACCAAATCAAATTCCAATTACTGAAGATAAAGCCGTATTAACTGATTTACTCGATAATCAAAAAGATATACGTGAAGTATATAACGAGTTAACTTATGATGAATTGGCAGAAGCTTTAGGTGATTGGTTAAATCCAAGTGATGGTGAAGAAGAAACTACCAAAACAGATACTAATATTCCAGCATCTACATTACAAAGTGCAGTAAGTAACACTTCTAATGTAACGGATGCATTTGACGATTTGTTTAATAAGTAATTAAAAGGAGAGACAATATGTCTGTAAAGGACGAACTTGCACAAGTTCTCGCCGATAGTCTTAATAAACAATTCAAGGATACAAAGGTAGCTTATTTCTTAGATGGTTCTAATGCTACTCCAACTGATATCAAGGAATTCGTATCTACTGGTTCATCTGTATTAGACCTTGCAATTTCCAACCGTCCAAACGGTGGAGTTGCAGTTGGTCGTATTACAGAAATCAATGGATTGGAATCAAGTGGTAAATCTCTAATAGGAACTCACATTCTCGCAGAAACCCAGAAAAAGGGTGGTGTTGCAGTGTATATTGATACTGAAACATCTGTTAGTAGAGAATGGTTAGAAACTATTGGTGTTGATGTTTCAAAACTATTATATCTTCATGTGGAAACAGTAGAAGATATATTCGAATGTATTGAAAGTATCATTACCAAGATTAGAGAATCAGATAGAGAAAGACTTGTAAGTATTCTCGTAGATTCACTTGCAGGAGCATCAACCAAAGTAGAAATGGAAGCCGATTTCGAGAAAGATGGATGGGCAACGAGTAAGGCAATTATCGTTTCAAAAGCGATGAGAAAGATTACTCAGATGATTGGACGAGAACGTATAGCTCTCGTATTCACCAATCAGCTCAGACAAAAACTCGGAGTAATGTTCGGTGATCCGTGGACTACTTCTGGTGGAAAAGCATTACCATTTCATTCATCAACTCGTATTCGTTTGAAGAATATGGGACAAATCAAAGTGGGAGCAAAAAATGATGTAATTGGTATGAAGTGCAGAGCACAGATTATCAAAAATAGGTTAGGACCACCTTTAAGACATTCAGATTACATAATGTATTTTGATTCTGGAATTGATAATTATGGTGGATGGCTTCAGGTACTTAAAGATCATAAATTGTTGAAACACGGTGGAGCTTGGTATACTATTAATTTTAATGATAAGGATATTAAATTTCAATCTAAGGACTTTAATGATATGATGGAAAAGAATGATGAACTTAGAGAACATCTTTATGAACAAATTTGTGAACATCAAATCTTAAAATATAAGAGTATTCCTGCTGGAATTGATGATGTAGAAATAACTACTGAAGTGCTAGGCGATGAGTAATGATAGATATTTGTCTATTCTTGAGGAAATAAAAAAACACGGCGGCGAGAAAAATAGAGAACCCAATGATAAAGTACTGATTATAGATGGTCTGAATACTTTTATCAGAACATTTAGTGCTATACCAACTACCAATGATGACGGTGTTCATGTTGGTGGAATAGTTGGTTTTTTGAAATCAGTCGGTTATGCAGTGAAAACTTTAGGACCCACAAGAACCATTTTAATTTTTGATGGTAAAGGTGGGTCCCACCGCCGCCGTAAAATATATCCTGAGTATAAGAATAAACGAAAATTTAAAGTTAGGTTAAATCGTACAG